GCTTTCATCTGCACATCACGCTCCATGTCTTCATGAAGTGCGTCGAGCTGTTTCTCACGTTCCGCACGAGCGCCCGGGAGTGCAAGCGTTGCCTCGTAAGTCTTCGCATCTCTGCCGAACTTGGAAACGTTCACGCCGATAGCCTTCTCTTTCGTTTTAGGAGACCATTCCCAATCATGGAAGCTCCCCGTCTTGATGTAGTGCCGTTTGAGGGTTAAATCGTACTCATTACCAGATGACGCCCTGTAAATCATGCGAACCTCACCCCCATTCCCGTTAAGCCGCGCTTAAAGCTCTTTTCGCTGATTGTCGTGTTCACTGTGATGTCTTCCATGCCTGCCCGGACAGCTTCCGCAATCAGCAGGATATCGTCTCTTGTGAGCCTGTTGCTCTGCGTTGGAACCGCCGCCGGAGTAAAGCCGGATACGTTCGCCGCATCTACGAGCCGCCGAGCCGCTCCTGAGAGCGTTGCTTCGACCTCCGGAACCGTGTCCTCGATACCAACGCTGATACCTCTCGGAATCCATCGACCGACCTCATCCCGGAAAAGACGGGACGGAGAGCCGACCTTTAACGCATCCTTCGCCGCATTGAGTGCCTGACTTGCCAAATCCTTTAACGACCCGAACAGATTCCCCGCAGCGCCCGTAATACCGCTCACGATACCGCTGATAACGTTCGAGCCGAGTTCTAGCCAGTTAATCTCCTTAAATGCGTTGAAAGCGCCCTGTGCCGCCGATTTCATGGCTGAGAGCACATTCGGGATAGCCTGCACGATACCTGATGCGACCTTGCCGATTAACTCGATACCTTTCTGGAGGAACTGCGGCATATTCTGCAACAGAGTTTGAATCAGCCGGGCGATTACCTGAGTGATTGCCGTAACGATCGCGGGGAGATTGCGAATTATGCCCTGTGCGATGTGCGTCAGTAACTCAACGCCTTTCTGTAGGAATAGAGGCAGATTCTGAAGCAAAAACGCTAATGCCTGAGAAATCATCGTGCCGATTCCCGTAATTACCGCCGGGATATTCGCTATAATTCCGTCGAAGATCTTCGAGAGGAAATCGACTCCGTTTTGTAGGAACTGCGGGAGACTCGCGCTCAATGCACTGAAAATCTGACCGAGCATAGAAGACAGGCCGACAAGCACCGTCGGGATGTTCTGCATGATTCCGTTGAAGATGCCGAGCAGGAACTCATAGCCTTTTGCCTGCCACTGCGGAAGGTTCGTCGTTAAGAACGCTAATGCCTGCGACAGAAGTGCATTAAGCGATGCCATGATACTCGACATTGAAAGAGACGGAAGCGACCCCGTAATCTGTCCGACCATGCTCGTAAGATTCGTCTGAATGAGCGGAATCGCTGTCTGAATGAACGCCCCGATAGCTGACGGGAGGCTCATAAAGAAGTTCCCGACCATCGGCAGAAGATTCTGAAACAGAAATGTACTCACCGTCTGCGCGAGTGCTGTCAGAGCAGGCCCGACGTTTTGTCCGAGCGTCAGAGATGCGAGCGCATTCGTCGCCGCCGCCTTCATTGCTCCCATCGACCCTGTGAACGTCGTTGAAGCTTCAGCCGCCGCCACTCCTGTCAGGCCAAGGTTATCCTGCACGAGATGGATTGCCTTGTAAACATCTGCGAGGTTTTCGATGTGATACTCTTCGCCCTCTGCCAGTTCACCTGATGCATGCGCCATCTTTGTCGCATCTGCGAGGAGACGTTCCATTTCGGTTTTAGTGCCGCCGTAGCCGAGCTTTAAGTTATCTAACCAAATTATTACCCCTCGTTTCCGAGTATTTAAAAAGGACTCGCATCTCTGCAAGCCCTTAAGGGTTTAGACTATATCTTCAACTTTCTCGAACCGCCAGCCCTTTTTGTCGTGTGCCTCTGCATTCGCTCGATTCTTAGGTGAATGCTTTTGGTACACTTTTCCGTAAAGTATTTCGGAATCCGTACATCCGAAGTACTCTGCAGCGGCTTGCCTTGATTCGAACAGGATTGTTCTGCCATCAAGATGTGTAGCCAACACTTTTCTGCGTTTATTTTTAATCCGTGAATGATACCCGTAAGCTGTACAATTCTCTGATGGAGTTACCCACCTGAGATTGTCCACATTGTTGTTTGACCGATTTCCGTCTACGTGGTCAACCCAGCATTTGCTTACATCATCAGGTTTCTCAATAAACGCTTCAGCCACGAGTCTATGAACATGCTTGGTAATAGTGATTCGACAATAACCACCATTTTTACTAAGCACCATTATTTGACCAGTGCTGTCTTTCTTAACTCTGCCCTTGTTGCTAACTGAATAGCCCGGCAAGTCCTTTATTGGCTTCCACATCTCCATGTCTGAACTCCTTTCGAAAGTTGGTGGGCACTTCCATCGCCGTACCAATAGACGATGTACTCGGTGACGAACCGATAGTCGTTTGACCTTCCTTATCTACCTGTATTATACCAAAATCTCAGATGTTATACAAGTATAATTAGGCTTGGCACAGGATAACCATGCGCTTTATGCGTTTAGGCTTTCCCTGTTAGCAAGAGCATCTCAACAGTCATTTCCTACTGTATTTCGCTCTCACACCGCTGGTAGCGTTCACCCACGCTCACTACATAATCACTTATGCAGCGGACATTAGATAGTTTATCGTGTAATTTTGTTTTGCAAAACCCTGATAAGCCGTCTGAAGTGATTCAATCGGAGTGCCCAGTTTCGCGCTATTATCTGCCATGTCTTCGAGCGCCATGTTTGCCGCTTCTGCCGCCTGCGTAACATCACCGCCGAGAGACTGTTTTAAGGCCGCCGCGAAGCTCGTGGACTGTTCCATGTAATCATTTGCAGACAGGCCATATTTGTACGCTTCATTTGCGTACTGCTTCATGGAATCCGCAGCTTCGCCGTATAATGTCTCGACACCGCCGATAGACTGCTGAAGGTCTCCGCCTGCGCTTAATGCGTCTCCGATGACCTTACCAATCGCCGCAACGGACACAACGCCAAGAATACCTTTGACGAGCGCCCCGCCGATTCCCTTTCCGGCAGAATCCGCCTGTGCTGTCATACCGGAGCCGTTGAAAAGCTTCGTCAGCGACCCGCCGCCACTTTCGGACATTGTTGGAACTATCTGCACATATGCTTTAGCAAGTTCCGCCATAGCTGTCGATTATCTCCTTTCTGCGACGCTCGAACTCTTCCGGAGTGCTGAATGTCGCAATATTCTTGTTTTCTTTCATCTCCTCGCCGAGCAAATGTCTTGCTATGCGGTCGGGGACGTTCCTCCCTTTGTGCCCGTCCTCTGTCTGTTGCCATACGAGAATATTGAGCGCATCCACCGCCATTGCAGACAATAAAAAAGAAGGACGCACATGAGTCCCCGCAAGACGCATCTTAATCCGGCTGTCATCCCGTAAGCCTGCCGCAAGTGTGGCAATCAGTTTAATTGGGAAAGCCCGATAATCATAAATGTGATACGTCTCAGCCAGGTCGCATGTCAGTGCGTCCTCATCCGTGCGAATCATACCGGCGAGGATTACGAGTTTTTTACCGAATCTCCCGACATGATTTCCGTCATCTCTGAAGTTAATGAGCGTTCGCCCACGATCGGCACCCTGCCGTGTTCGTCACGCAAATGCTCATACAGTCTCTTTTTCTGCTCGACTCCGAGAAGTTTGCTTATCGCTCTCATCGTAGACGTTGCGTTGCCCTCGTCCGACTCGATCAGTGCATCGAGCAGTTCCGCGTCGTTCATCGCCTCGTCTGTGATTTCGTATTCAAAGCCTGTCGAAGTGGTTCCCACCTTGCTCATCTATTACGCCCCCTTGAAATACTCGTAATGTGTGTTGCCGTCGCTGTCTGCTGTTGCGGAAACCGTAACGCCGAGCATAGCCGCTTCATTCGGCTTGTATGTGATGCTTTCCGTCTCGGATACGACGCCGCTCGGAATGACAATCCTGTGCAGACCGCCGCCTGTCGTTACCATGTCAATGACGTAACTCATCGGGTCTGTGTCGTTTGCGTTCACAGTGACCTCGATGCCGGTATCAAGCGTACCGGAAACATTATCGTCTCCGTAATAGATCTTCAGCGTTTCCGGGTTCAGCATCTCAAGCATAGAGAACTTGAAGCTGTCCGTTCTGGAAGTCCTCGGACGCAGGACAGTATCCTGCTCCCATGATTTAATCTCTTCGGATTCGATCGAGCCATCGTACTCAACGCCGTCCTCGGAGATATATCCGACGTTCACGAAAGCGTTGTCGAGCGTCCCGTCTGCCGTTGTGGGGAGCGTTGTCCCGACCGGCGCACGATAAATAGAGCCGCCGACTTTCGGTTTTCCAACTGTAGCAAGAGCCTTGTTATTGCTCATTTTTATCCTCCTATTCGTGCGTTATCTCGAATAGCGCACCGTATCTGTATTCCTTTGAGGCTGTGTCTGTGTCGCTGTAGGATGAGTTTAGCGAGACCGCAGAAACGCCCTCGACCGCTGTCATCTGCATCATCATGTCAACGACCGCATCGTTTAAGACGGATGCCGACGCTTTACTCTCTGCGTAGCTGTCTACCACTACGGAAGACGTAGGCACGAGGTTCGCAATCGACCCGCCTGTCTTGTCTACAACGAGCATAATTTTCGGTCTGTTCTGCGGAACCTCTCCGTACACGGGAATGCTCGGAAACACATCTGATAGATACTCAATCACTTTTGATTCGATATTCATCAGCCGCCACCTATCGCCCTCTGCAAAGTATGGTGCTTCCGGTTAGAATAGTAGGCATGAGGCGTTGCGGCTCGGACGATTCCCCTCGGACGTTTGCCGTTATCGAGGACTTCCATTTCGTAGCCTTCGCCTGCCGCACTCTGAACTCGTCCCGTTGCCTGAGTAACGAGCGACACGACACCGCTCGACGTGAACAGTTCCCGCAATCCCGCCTTATTCATTTCGATTTTGACATCACTCATAGCGCTCGACCTTTACCTTCTTATTCCACCGTAGCGGAATGTTATCCTCGATGCCCTGCGTCGGTTTGCCGATGACCCGGAATGTATCACCGAAAAAGCCGACCTTCCGACCTTCCCATGTGTGCGTATCCCCTTTTGGGATTCCGAGAGTGTATGCAAGCTTACGGCCTGACAGGTTGAGTTCGTCGACAATGTCCTGCGTTGACGGTTCTCCGATAAGGACATCATCAACGTCGACAGCGGTTTCCGCATAGACAGGCCGATTGAAAGCATCAACACCGGTCTGCACCTGCTCATAGAGCTGAATTGTTATTCCGTGGATTCTGTTGGCCATAAGTTAATGCTCCCGTATCTCTGTCTGCGAAGTCCGAGCCGCTTCAGGTCGTTCCGCATGATTGCTCCGGATATGCCGCCGCCTGGAATCGCATACGTCCCGCTCCATGAGTAGCCGAGAGCCGACTGCGATTCCTGCGCCATCGGCTCAGTGTCGAGATTCTGACGCAGGACGCGGACAGCAACGTCGACCGTTACGATTTTCACAACGCTCGCATAGGCTTCGCTCTTAACGATCATCTCGTCAATGTCCTTACCTACCTTCTCGGCCTCGAAGCGCAGAGCGTTAGAAATATCGGCCAAAAGCGCTGTTAATCTCGCTTGCTCCGATTCGCTATACGCCTTGCCGGTCAAGGCCGCGACATCTTCAAGCGTTGCAAAATCGCTCATATTTCACCTCCGGCCGATCATGCGTGGTCTCTTACGATCTTACGGAATGCGTCGGTCGTTGCGATGAACCCGACCTCGATTTCCGCACGAATTGCGAACATGTTGCGCTCCCAGAGATTGACCTGAGAATTGGAGATTGTCAGAGTCGCCTGATCGGAGATAGATACATCAACGCCCTGCACGATGCCGTAACGTGCCTGTGTCCAGTCGCCTGCAACACCGAGAACATCCGGATTGGTTGCATCACCTGCGCCGTAAACGCCGCGAGTATAGTAGACCGGCTGACCGAGCAGTCTCGGGATGCCGCCTTCAGCGACGTTGTTAACGAACAGCGGACGCTTGTTATTGTCTTCAGCGAGAAGCATCTCACCGCGAGCCTGCGGAGACATAGCATAGCCGTTTACCGCATAGCCCGCTGCTGCGATCGCAACGTCAGAATTAACCAGAGCCTTGTAGAAGCTCTTGCCGGTGCCGCTGATCGTCTCGGCAGTACATCCAGTCAGAACATCGAAGCCTGTGCCCGGTGCTGTGCCGTGGAAGATTGTCGCATCGAATTTATTCCCGAGTACTTTCGGAAGTCTGGAAACGATCTCAGCATAGAGAGCCTGCGCGTCGCGCTTGAACTGATTCGAAAACGGAACGATGACGGCCAGTGTATAGCCCTTCATGTTCTTCTGGGAAAGTGTCGGATTGCTTACCGGTTTTGCGTTGGTCTCATCGACCCAGTTCGCCTCCGGATCACCTGCAATGACCGGAATAGTAAGCCCTCTGCCCGGCAGATTGATCGGTTTTGCAAGCCGCATGATCGCGGACTCTTCCTGAACTTTTGTGATGATTTCTGCACTTACTTCTGCGGGAAGTGAGATATTGGTTCTGTTTGTGTTGATACCTGACATAATTAAGCCTCCTTATGTCGATAATACCGAATTAAAGAAATTGGCGAATTGCTCGCCTGTTGATTCTCCGGATGATCCACTGCCGAGCGGAGCAGGCTGATTCTGACCCGCTGCATATGCGGCAAACTCTGACGCGAGCTGTTTAGCGTCCTGCCTCCATTCGTCGGCGTTGCTTCCGCGAAGTCTTCCGGCCTGTTCGTACTTCAATCCTGCCGCGAGTGCGATCTGGATCTTCTCGTTCTCGGCCTTATACTCTTCACCTTTGGCGATAGCCGCATCCTTTTCCGCAAGAAGCTTTTCCGTAGAAGCAGCCGCATTCTGGAGCTTTTCGACCTGCTTGTTAAGGTCTTCAGTGAGCGCCGCGACCTCTTCCGGGGTCTTCCAACCTTGCTCTTTTAGCTGTGCTTCAAATTCTGCCGCGTACTTTTCGCGGTCTCGTTTCAGCCGTTCCGATATGGCGGCGTTGAATTCTTCCTGAGTCTCGATGACTTTAAATTCTGACATTGTTTACTCCTATCCCGATTAACCGGCCGGTATCCGTAAAATAAAAAACGCCGAAAGCCTTATATGTAGACCTTCTGCGTCTTTTTTTCTGCCTTTGTTTCTGAGCAAATCCAGTGCGCAAGGATCATGCTGTCGAGCAGTGCAATATCAGCTCCATCTAGCGAAGACTGATACCCGAGCCCGCCGTTGGCTCCGATTTTCCGGCGTTCGCAGTTCGTAACAACCTGCGTCACTGCTGACTGGTGCATGTGCTGAAAAGTGCCGTTTTCCATCGCCATGTCAAAAAGACTGTTCGCCTTGATGACCTGCGCAACAGTTACCTGTTCCGGTGCTCTCCTCTTTAATCCTGCGTCCTTCATTGCGTCAATCAGGACATCGACGCCATTCTTTCCATCAACGACTGTCTTGCTGATGTCTGCGTCACGAAGGAAACAGACAATCCAGTTTATACCGTCTCTGATAGGCTTACACCCGACGACCTCACAGAAGATTTTTTCCTCTGAAGTCCGGACTGCCACAGCAAGGGCGACGTTTGCGCCGTCGCTGCCGAATTTAATTCCGGCGAAAAGATGACCCCGCATCTGCGGTAGTTTCTCAGTCTGCAACGCGTCCCATTCGTTGCGGCTGATGGCTGATTTCTGATTATACTTAATCCATAAACCAAGCCTTTGAATATTAAAATCAATCTGATCGTCTCCGATTTCGGAGCGGATTGTGCGCTCTTTGAGCACCGTTCCGAGTGACGGATTCGTTTCATACCAGAGATCTACATCATCCATTCTGGACAGCTCCGGAACAGACCATTCAGCCCACCCCGATGCATAAGACCCGCCGCTGAGGACGTTCTTGCGGAAATTCGGAAATACCGTTCCTGCGCTGATCGCTGTCGGAGGAGTCCCAAAGAGGATTGTCTGCGGATTAGGCGAGTCAGTGACGACGTATTTTAGCGCCGTTTCCTGTGCAGGCGTGTACTCCTGTGCTTCGTCGATAATCAGAAGGTCGTAGCCTTCGCCGAGACCGCCGGTCGACGTCCTCGTGCGAAATTCGATCTTTGCACCGTCGGCAGTGTAGAGATGTTCTTTGCCTGCCGCCTTATAGGACGATGTGATATTGATTCCGACCTTTGCGCAGAGCCGGTCGAGGCGCTCCCAGATGGAGTGCGACGTGCTGACCCTGTGCGCTGTATAGAGGATTTTCTCGCCGTTCTTCAGCCCCCAGATGCACCGGGCAAGCGCCATTTCCGACTTACCGTTTCGCCTGCTGACTGAATACCCGAACTTTTGATGAACCCATAAGCCCTCATCATCGACCGCCATGATGTCGTATGTGAGAGCTTCCTGCCACTCGAGCATGTCGTTCTCAGATTGATTGTAAAGCTCTACCGCTTCAGCCCCTTTTGTGTCGTGGTAAGGCAGTATAACGGACGTCGTCGGCTCTTTCCTTCCGACTCTGTCCATGCCTCACCTCTTATCTTTTGCGGGGTCTTTGTTCCTGTTCATGCCCTTCTCCTTATCACAAATTGCGCCATTCGCCCGCGCGGTTCTGCCATGTGCGGGTCCTTCCGACCTCATAGGTAATGAGACAGCCGCATCCCGGATGCCGTTCGAATGCTCCTGCGCTGAGTGCTTCCGCATAATCAGTCCATTCGCCTTCACGATCAAGGCACCACTGACAATCTTCCTTGCCGTCATGCAGACCGACGTGATCATATTTGCGGACGATATGCACTTTCAAGCCCATGTTCTCATGTGCGGAGGAATTCCTGCGGATGGATTCATCGACATTGCTGACCGTGTTATTGACAATCAGATTCCAGATATATTCCGGAGCGACATCCTGCGCGGAATCCGCGACAGCGGTCGCAATGCTCCCGGCTCGTTCCTGGTTGAATTCAGGCTCGAGAACTCCGAGGCCGTCAAGCCCTGCAATCTCATTGATATTCGCCTGCACTCGCCGACAGACGCGGGATACTTCCAAATGCGTTTCGCGAAGCATGGCCGTCATGATTTCCGAAAGCTCGTCCTGCGGAATCTGCGATATATCGCCCATCCTGTTAAGTGTCGCAAAAAGTTCCTCACCCGCCGCCTTTGCGAATGCCTGCGCGTCCGCATACGTGGCGGCCTTCTGTGCGAGCCGTCTCAGCGTTGCGCCGCTCCGGAGTCGATTCCGCAACGTGCGGACAAATTGTTCTACATCTGCCATATCAGATACCTGTCAGCTCGTTAAGCTTTTCCTCTGTGAAGTAATTCGGGAATGATGTCTGTATTTTCTGAACTGCGTCGCCGACACCGGCAAGGCTCGAAATGTCCGGCTCGAATATCGGGAGCCAACGCACCTTTGTTCGATAGAGCTGATTCCGTTTGTATTCCTGACCGTCTCGGAGACATGCGCCGAGATATCCGGCGTTAAGGAATCCGACCGAGAAATCCCGCTGCGCTTTCCGAGCCATAAGCCGGAGCGATTCGTGCGATGCTTTGATTGCCTCGTAGCTTGACGGATTGTCCCCGGGGAATCCCAGATCGTCAAGTGTGAGTCCTGTCGCGCCTGCAAAGAGTCCGGCGAACGTCCGGATCTGATCAAGATGCGGGGCCATGCTCTGCTGATCGAACTGCCCGACCGTCGGTTTGTCTCCGTCGTCATCCTTGTCAACTCGGAACATCGCGGACATTGTCGCCTGCCATTTATCGAAGGGTTCCGCACTCGGATCCATGCCGAGAACATACTTCTGCGGGAAGGAATAGAACTCTGCGGAGATTTCCGACCTCTTGACAGTCCGTGCGGCGCTGTCCTGTAAGCTCATGCAGTCTCTGGAAATCCGACTGTGCCCGAACGGTCTTTTTGCGTCCGGGCGATAGATGACCGGAACGAGAAGCGGATATGGCGCAGGATGCTTATATGTTCTGACGTAGTTTCCGTTCTCGTAAATATCTGTTTCGTGCGGTCGCAGTAGCGCCTCAATGGTCGGGTTCTTGCTGTCGGGGTCTTTTTCCAGAACAGCATAGCCCTCTTTAAGCATGTTCGTTATCGGGTCGATAATGCCGGTCGCGTCGTATGCGTCAATGTTCCGCATGAGCGGGAATCCTGCGTCGTCCTGTGTGAGATACACGAAACTGCATGAGCAGATAAGCGCCCCGAGCGTGACGGAATCCGCAAGAACGTCTTTGTTATTCATTTCATAGATGTTGTTCAGCCCGTAAGCGTCATCGGAGAAGCCTCCGAACACTAAGCGGTCAGAAAGCGAATTAACCGCAAGAGAGCACCACCCGAGCACCTGGCTCATCCATGCAAGCTGCGGAGGACTGCTGATCTTCAGGTCGTCGACGATATGCTTCATTTCGTAATATTCATAACGCTTTTGAATCCTGAATCGCTTGCTTGCGAGCTTCCTTCTCAGGTATTCAATGCCTTTGTAATCTGACATTTCAAGCTCCTTGTGTCATACTGTGTGTTTTTCCGTACA